CTTGCAACTTTGCATTTGCAAATCTCCGGGGTGAGAGCCCGGTATCCTTATTGGACTAGCGCGTCATGGTGCAGCTTGGGATAGCAAGCGTACATAGCCGACAACGGCAACCGGCACACTACGTGTGTGCGCACGACCTACTTCTTAGGTGGAGCAGGATTTGGTTTTTGGTCTGCAGCAGGTTTTCTCCTCCTGGCCTTCTTCTTCTTGGCATCAGGGTCAGACAGCCGCAAGGCAGTGTCGACTCCAGCTTTCGCTGTAGCCCCAATTAATTGCCCCATGGGCAACCACGGTGCAACCGCCTTAGCGAGTGGCATGGCTATAGTAGACACGGCGCGCAAAATATTGCGCCACCAGTCGCCAGCCTTGTTGAATCTCACTGGGACAGCCACAGGTAGCTGCTGTAGAGCTTTTGCATAGAGCTGAAGCGCCATCACGTCGTAAGAGGCGGATGGTGTGGCCAACACCGACAAGTCAGGTTCGTTGACGGTGGGCGCCCTCTCAACATACACCTTCAGAGTTACAGTGAAGGTAGAGTCGAGGGAGAGTCCTGTCAAAAACACGCCCGACGTGTTAAAGGGTGTCAGCTTTTGAAGCTGAGGTGTAACAACGCTCGCTAGCGGTGCAACCTCTGACGTCGCTGAGTTGTACTCAGACAGTTCGGCTACACTCTGCGTCATCTCAGTGGTAGACAGCCAACCAAGAGTGGTCAGCATTGACAAGGGGTTGACAACAGAGCTTTGCGTTCCTATCATATAAGCACCCTCAGCAGCCTTCCACGCCACGCTCCCCTTAAGAAGCATCGCGTCGTCGGCAGAAATAGGTGGCGATGAGTAGCACTGCCCATCGAAATGGGTGACAAACGTGGACGCCGCATTGTAGACAGCATTCGCATACTGCCCCATGGACGTCGGCATGCGGTAACAGGTACACGTCCCCTGCTTATAGATCTCCGCGGTGGTGTTTTCAACCTCAAAACCTATACCAACAATCCTTGTGATGCCTGAACACAGGTCTACCACGCCAGTGCCCGGAAGACCAGAATTGGTCAAAGGGGCAACTAATGCGGTGGGGTACAACGCCCCTCCTGTGGCATTCGCATAGATGGTCAGTGGTGCGGTGGTTGAGGTGACGGTGCCTTGAACAAAATTGTGGTTAGCATCGATCGTGCCCATGAGGCAAGACTGAGACTTACACACCGGCCGAAGGCAGATGTGAGCGTCCCAGGTGCCACTGGTCACAGTCGACGGCTTAGCCAACTGGTAACGGTACTTGTAACACGCAACAACGGTCTGTGAAGCATCTGCATCTGGATACCCAGCGGGCATCTTAGACACATCATGAAAGGGGTCCAGCGCAAGGGTAAGCCAATTAAGGCCGTCCTTGGACAAGGCTTTTTCCTCCTTCAGACGCGCGAGCAGATCTCCCCTAGTGGACATGGAAACAATCTATATCTCCTTGTTTTTGGGTCGGCCCACTTCGACCCAGTTTTACACTCAAGCGCGGTTCACGACATCGAGGGCCGCTAGGTAGCGTTCTCCCTCGGGTACATGTCGGAACTCGTGCTCGAGACTCGTGCGACGCGAATCCACTGCGTCTTGCTTGCCAGCGCCTAGGGCCACAACTCGCGCTATAGCCTTCGCTGGGTTCATATGAACCGGTCCTCCTGGTGTGTACATGTGCGAGCAGAACTCAAAGTTCTCCCCTCCTCCAAAGGGGGTGACATCTCGCAGTTTGATCTTGAGACGATCCCCGAAAGCCTTTTCGTGACTTTCCTTGTCGGCAACCTTAGACACACAGTCATCGCCCATTGCCATGCTGTGGGGCACCACGTCATCTGGCAGCACATACATGTCACACATGACACGCATAGCGCTGTTGGACGAAGACGTACAGTACCTCCCTGAAGCCATGGCTCCAGGCACTTTCCGTGCGTATAGTCTCCCGTCTGAGAGCATCACTACTTTATGCGCACTCAGGGTCATCACATTTCTAACCGCGTTCTTCCACCCCTGACTAGCGTTGGGGCACAGCAATATTCTTCTCTCCGCATCTGCATACAACATTTGCTCCGGCACCGTTTGGTCCCACCCCGAGACATCGCTCATGATGTTCAGGCCGTACATCAACACATAGAACCGCACTACTTTCGCGTCTGCATCTTCAGCACCCATCCCTGGTTTGGACGGAATGCACTTCCACAGCTTGATTTCGCGTTTGTTCTGTTGTGAAAACAACAGCCTCTCCACCAATTGGTCAGCCAACGAGGTCGCCATGATGAACCTCCAACGTCGCTCCTCAATCTTAGCATGCGTCACCGGGTCTTTCTTGATGATGACCCTCAAAGGGTCGGCGAGGCCGAGCTGCAATGCATTGCGAGGATCGCTCTTCACAGTAGCACGCAACTTAGCCGGGTCGGCCTTCATAAGGGCCGTCAACCTGTCAACAACTTGCTCCCGCAGAGCCTTAGCGTAAACTGGGTGAACGAGAACACCCTCTATTTGCTGCGCATACAGCATGTAAGGGTAACCGCTCACAGAGTCAGTCTTAAGCTCCGCTACAACAGTATTGTACAGTTGAATTGACAACGGATCAACGTACTCAGAATCTGGGTAGAATTGGGCCGCTCTAGCCACAACTCCGGCCAGCAAGGGCGCATCCAGATCAACTGGCTGGGCTCTCGCCGACTGAGACTGCAGCGTTTGCAGCTCCGCTTCCGACCCTTCTGGGGGCATCCACAACTCCGACAACTCCTCCTGCTTCAAATGGTTTGACAGTTCAGGGGGCCACACAATGCGCTGAGCTTCCTTCGCTTGCCCTGGTATGGTGCCAATGGCAGTGCCTAGGAACTCCAACGCCCCGCACGAGGCGGGTGTCTCAAACAAATACTCTCCCTTTAAGCGTGAGACAACGCTAGGGAGAGAGGCCGAAAATCCGAGGCCTCCGGCTTGGTCAGAAACTGAACAGTACTCTTGCTTCCTTTTCGCGCACCCATTCGCATCTTATTATACTTGGCCAACATTAGGGATATTTTCTTGGCACCAGCCATGTCCCCCACGTCAAAACAAGCATCCATCATCTGCAACAATTGGTTCTTTGGGTCCACAAGTTCTTCGGTGACAGTGTTTACTGGCGCCGGGGCTACTGGTGAAGGTTTTGGTGCCTTCTTGCCTTTCTTCTTCTTCTTACCCACGGCCTGCGAGCTCGTCAAATCAGTTGAGTTCGCAACCTTGGATGCAGAAGTTGACGGTCCCTCGGTCGTTTTCGCCACTCCAGACTCGGGTTTCACTAATTGCGTCGAATTCATTGCTGACTCCGGCACATGTCGCGATTCCTCCATCAGGTCTACACCGTAGCGCAAGTCTCCCTCCGCTACTGCGTCTGCTATTTCTTGTTCATGCTGCTGTCTTGATTCCCACGCTTCTTTTGTGTTAAAGTCGTAGTCGTGCAAGTTCCAGTCCTCCTCCTCTTCTTCTATAGTGGCATCGTACCAAGACTTGCCCTCAGGGTTGTAAAACGTGCTCCGCGAGGCAATGCCTATGCGCCCTTCCACGTCTTCAAAATACGTGACGGGGGCGAGCGGGTCTGAAAAGTACATCTTGGGATGATCCACATCAGCCTTTGGGTCCAACGGTTCCTCATCTCCGCGAGGATACTCTGACTCCTGCACTGGAATGGGGGGGTACATTATGGTCAAGTCCACCGCCTCATTGGTTTGTGGAAGGTCTGTGGCTCCAACATGGAGACCGACAATCTTTCCACCCGGTAATAGCACAGCTGCCCCAGATGCCCCCGGCAGCGTGCTTGCGTTATGCAGGCGCTTGCCTAATGACACCCTGCGCCACATAGTAGTCGATCCTGATTTGCACACGCCACCCACTTCTCTGTAATAGATAATAGGTGACATGGTCATCCTCATTCTGGCCACTGTATAGGCTCTGAGTCCCACATTAGCATAAGCCTGTTGCGGCAACTGTAATGACACGAGGTCGAAACCTGTGCCGTCACCATCGCCATTCATGGACGCGACACGCACATCACTCCGCTTAAGAGTCATAGCCAACTCACCGGGGCCTCTAAGTACGACAGAAATTCCGTCCATCTCAAAGGCCGCAGCGAGAAGCTTCCACTCATGCGCAGTTGTGATAAGCACGCGCCGCTTGTCCCTTCCTGGTATCAGGATCAAACAGCACTGTCCAACCAACTTGTCCTCTCCGTCTTGTCGAATCAGAAAACTCCCACTTCCATGGGCAAACCTCTTGTAGGTCTCCACGGTCATAGTGTGTGTTATGTTCTCGGTGGCCTTCTCCGGGGCGGCCCTCTCCGGCTCACTAGTAGTGAGCGGAGTGGTCTCGCGTACCAAAGGTACTAAGTACGTACAGTCATCCTCGACCAGCTTTAGGTACCTACTACCCTCTTGAAGGCAGACGGTCCCACTAGACAGTCGAAGGTCAACAACGTCCTCTTCTCCTTGTTCTTGCTCAACCTCTCGCACTCGCACTCGTGTGCGCCAGAGTTTGTACCGCTCCCAGAAAGGGACACGCAATCCCCAAATCTTCTTCAACGCGACGCCAGAAGCAACCAAACAACGCCAAAAGACACACAACAACTCACACAGGTACCGCACGACCTGCACAACGCCGGCCAACAGCACCAGACAAAGAATTGCTCCAACCAAGTACCGAACATGGTCAGATGTAACGTAAATGGTGCCATGTGGCAACCACTCACCAACGCCCCGCAACACTCCGTAAAGCTCTTC